TGCCGCTTGAATTACGGCCGCCGCTATGCTTTTAGCTATATTCATAAACATTTGCGCAACCGCTTCTAAAGGACTTTCTCCTTGTTGCATAGCGTCGAATATGCTCATAATGCCGTTAGTTACGCTACCCGATAACATATTAGCAAAGTTCTCGTAACTGTCGGTTAATTCTTTTATTTTCTTATCTTCTAAAGTATAGTTATCGTTCCTTTCTTTAGCGTCTTTAGTTAAAAACCTACCTAAAGTATTTTGCGAACTGTCCGCTAATTCCTTCTTAGTCTTTTTAGTGAACTCGCTTTCTTTAACGGGTTCGTCTTTATATTGAAATGCAATGTAAGAAGTATCTATTTCCTTAAATTTCTTTTTATACTTCTCGTAGTCCATTAATTGTTGGGCTAACTCATATTTAAGCGCCGCAGAATATTCTTTTAATGGATCTATATTAGTTATATCTTGTCCGAATGTTTTAGAGTGAGTAGCTAATTTATCTTGTTCTCTAGCTAAATCTTCAAACTGTTTAAATATAGTTTTAAATACCTCTTCTTGTTTCTTAGCCTTCTTTGCTATCGCTTCGCTTCCTATAATGTCGCTAGCACTAATAGCGGGACCGCCGGTTAATTTAGATAAGGCAAAAGCACCTAAACTTTCGCCCATAAATAAATCTACCTTATTTGCGTTCTCCGGCGCGTTTTGCGCTTCTAATTGTTTAAACGCCTCTTCCGCCGCTTTCTTTAATGCTAATTGTCCGGCCGCTCTATAAAGGGCTGCTTGAACGTAATTGTCTTTATTATCTATAAATAGTTTCTCGGCTTCGGCTATATCTTTAGTAGTACCGTAAACCTTACCTAAAGTACTGTTATACTGATCTAGGGCGTCCTTCTTGGACATTGTACCGTTATTGAATTGCTCGAAGGCGCTATTTACTTTCTCTACTTCTACGTAGGCGTCAGTAAACGCACTTTTTGCACCGGTAAAAGCGTTAGCGTATTCTCTTAATGCCGCAGATCCTCCGGTCGCCTTATCTATGAAAATTCCTATATCGTCGCCAAAAGCTACCACTAAAGAGGAAACTACTGATAAAGCTATCCCAATACCCGCCGGTCCGGTTAATCCGGCCGCCATAGCACCGAGGGCCTTTTTAGTTCCTCCTTCCGTTTTAGATAATCGTTGGAATGATTCTAGTAAAGGGTTAAGGTTATTCGCAATACCTATAAATCCATAAGGGGCGTCTTGCGCTACTCTAGATAAATTACCTAAAGCGTTAGTAGCGTCTCCGAATTTCTTAGGGGATTTATTTATTTCAGCATTTAAACCGGCTATTTTAGTCTTAGTCGTTTCTATGCTTTGAGAAAGTTCGGCTATTCTACCGGTATCGGTAGTCTTCTTTATTTCGCTTTGAAATCCCCGTAATTCATTTTCGGCCGCAATTAAAGAGGCTTGGAGTTGGGTAATGTCCGCTCCTATATTGACCTCTAAAATAGGTTGTCCCGTACTTTCTGCCATTTCCTTTTAATTTACGCCGTACATTTTTAGACTTCTCTTTAACTGTTCGGCGGTTATAAATACTTTCTCTTCGTCGTCTTCGTCTAGTTCCGGAATAGGCCAAAAGGATTTCAAAGGCTTAGGGGACTTCTCGGCGCTACTACTTAAGTACATAACGTAGGCTAATTGTCTAGTTCTAGCCCATTCGTTAAGTTCTTTACGTTCTTGGCCCATAACGATAATAGAAAACTCCTTCCAAGTCATTTCCCAAAATTCGCTAGGCCTTATTCCACATTCAGCCGCCTTTACTAATATTTCGTCCCAAGTTAAATTATTTAACCTTTTTTTTTACCTACTTCCTTTACTTCTTGTTTCTTACTTAATAAGACTACCGTCTCGGAAACTATGTATTTCATATATTCCATAACTTGTCCGTTAGAATCAAGAATACCGCCTATTTCGTCTAGCCAATCGTAAACCTCCGCTTCGGTATATTCTATTTGCGTTTTATTACTTACGCAAGCGGATTTATAACCGATCGAAATAAAACTAATAATATTACTTAAGTCTACGTTAGGACTTGATAATAATTTGAAGTAATCATTCATAGATAAAGGGATTTTTTCGCCCCTTTCATTAATTGATCCTTTCTCTTTACTAAATTCATACATAGCCCAAGTACCCCACTTTAGGGGGATTACTTTGTCTTTTACTTTTAATTCGAACATATTTTTTTATTATACTTGTTCAGTTTGAGTAATAGGAGGTACACTTACTACAAAAGTAGCCGTAAACTTTACGTCGTCTTTATCTGCCGCGTTAACATTAAAGTTACTAATAAATACTAAAGATCCCGCACCTCCGTAATAAACGTCGCCCGCAGTTGGAGTAGCTTTACCCATTTTAATAGCGAATAAAGTTTTAGCCGCGTGAGCGTCGTATAATTGTTGGTAACTATCTTTAGAAGGAGTACCCGTTTCGTCTATTGCGAAGCCCTCACATTCAAAAGATTGGTTAAAAGAAGGGCTAGGAGTATATTGATCGCCGCACTTAGAAGTAGCGTCGATAGTTCCTAACGTAGAAGTTAAAGAGTTAGTAGTTAAGCAAGCTACCGGCTTAAACGTACCGTCGTTGTTGATGTCAGCTAAGAGAATATAATCTCTACCGCTTACTTTAGTTTCTGCCATTTTGTTTTATTTTAATTTTGAGTAATTGTAATATTATAAGTTATTAACACCCTAAAAACGTTTTCTATTGGATTTATTCCGTCTAGGTTTCTTATACTTTCTACGCTTAAACTAGAGGCTCCCCACGTTGCCGGAAGAGTTACACTAGAGTTAGAGTTTATAGCATTTAAAACCAAATCGCTAATAGTTTCCGCTCTTTTGTAACCAAAGTTAGCATTTTTTGTAACAATGTCTACAACGATAACGGTATTACTTGTAAAGCCGCTCTTACCTTGATCTTGCGAACCGGTCCGGCCCGTCATTATTATATATTCAGTACCCGCTCCCTCCGGCGCTATACCGTCGTAAACCGCTAAATTTGTAGCGCTAACTAAATGGCTATAAAACCATTTTTTTATTTCTATATTAGGATTTAACATTGTTTAAAGCGTTTTTTATTTTCTTTACTAAATTAACTTTTTCTGCGTCGTATGCCGGTAGTAAAAAAGGTTGCGGATTAATTCCTTTCTTTAATATCTTAAGCATTATCGCGAACGCTACGTCGAAGTCTTCGCCCATTTGTTGGGACTTCCCTCCTTTACGAGTTATCTTACTAGCTTTACGAGTACTAATATCGTAAGTTTTAGCTTGATACGTTCCCGCTATTCCTTTACGTTTTACCCAATCCATTAACGCAAGTAAGAACTCGTCTAACGTTCCGCCTCCCGCTCTTTTGCCTTTGAACTGTAAAGCATAGTTAGCGTACTGCGGATCTACCTTTACACTTCCTCCCGTTCCGAACTCAATATAAGGCGCGTAACTTGCGCTAGCCCCTACTTTATACGTTAACTTATTCTTTTGATAGTCAAAGTCTATAAATATAGAGTTCCTTAAAGTACCCATATCTACCGGCGCGTTCCTCTTTGCGTCCTTTTGTATCTTAAGGGCGGACTCCCTAATACTTAGGGCTATTTCGTCTTGCACCTTCTCGGATAAAGCCTCTACCTTTTTTATTAGGCTATCGACTCCCGTTAGGCTAAAATGAATACTATCCGCCATATTAAAAATAAATTTCTATTTCGTAATATCTTCTCGCGTCGTCTACGTTTTTAATAGAGTGTATCGTATACCTTTCTCCTTCGACTTCTATTTCGTAAGCGTCGGTTATTGTAACTCCAAAACGAATATATAATCTACCGAATCTAGTAAAGCTAAGTTCTAACTCTAAAAGGCTTCTATTCTGCGTCTGCGGCCTAAAATCGCCCCAAACTGTTTCTTGTAAAGTAAACGTAGTAGTAAACCCTCCTTGGCCGTCGCTAGTCCTTGTAGGCGCAAAAAGGCCCACTTGTCTATTCATAGAGTTTGCGTCGACGTAATTAGTTTTATTTCTGCCTATTCTCATAAATTATATTATTGGGCTTGTTCTAGTCCAACGTTGACAAACTCGCCAAGCCTTTTCACAAATACCCATACCGTCCACTTCTAATCCTCTATTCTCATAACCGTAGCTTACTTGATCTAAAATAGCTATTTTAAGTTCCGTAGGGACCTCTCCTTCGGGATATCCGCAAGAATAAGTAGCCTTTAACTGCGCCCATAATGGACGCGCTAAACTTGGATATTGACCTCCTACTAATCTATAATTAGCCGGATCTATTTCGTCGCCTTCCTCGTTTAATAATTCGGTAAATTCTTGCATTGGTCCGTATTGAAATTGAAACATTCCGCTAAG